GGTCATTTTACCAACCTCGTAGAAACACAGTTTATCATTACCCTGTTAAGTATCCGTTCAGCTGGGAGAAGAAGAAAAGCTCTCCTAGTAGTCCGATACAACCCTTGATCTTAATTAAGGGGCAAGGTGATGACTTCCGGCGAGCACGCCATCAGGCGCGCTCGAGAGCGACTGGTCCCCAAAAGGGCCGTCCACCTAGGGCTTGGAGTCCGAAATCTCAACGCGGCGCTAATGTGACGAAATTCGACACTGGGCACGATGTTGGTTATGAAAGGGGCGCTCTGTCTTATGACAGAACCGTCCAATACATGACCTATCAGCGTACTCAGAGTGGAACTATCACACCTGGCTATACCGCGAGAAAGAAATCGGGTACCTTACCTGTAAACGATTACAGCATGACTATGACAACCATAAAAGATGGAGGACGCATTGAGCAAACGTGGTTTACCACGAATCCCAATGAATACTCTGTTCAATATGGCCCATATAGTGCTGCTCTCGGAGGTGATTATGGTAACTTAGACCTATCTTCGGCGGCAAACACCACCGTTGATAACAAAGCCGTAAGAAAGCTTATTGATCGGGCCGGGCAAGATGTGAATAACATCGCGCAAGACCTTGTTCAATATTCTCAGACTATCAATATGATTACAGATATTAGTAAACGTATTGCTAGTGCTGCTAGTAACTCCGCCAGAGGAAACTTTGTCGGGGCCGCTAGAGACTTATGGCAATCCAGACCTCCTGTGTATCGCAAGGGGCATGAGCCTAAAGCCGGAAAGTCCGCTGCCAATAACTGGCTGGCGTATCAGTACGGCTGGAAGCCTTTGCTCCAAGATATACATGGGATTATGGAGTCCTTCGCTAAACTTAATAAAAGCGATAGGACTGTCCAAGTTGCTCGCTCATCTGCTAGTGGAGAATTGTCAACTAGTGACGATCTTATCATGAATACCGCAGGCTCGCCTCATATTGGAAAAACTTATAAGTTGATCCAATGGAATACGAGGTATGGCATACGGTACCGTGTTGATAATCACATGTCGGCTTTTCTCAATCAGACCGGTTTTACAAACCCACTAAACCTCGCGTGGGAAGTGCTACCGTACTCATTTGTGGTAGATTGGTTCCTGCCCATTGGTCCTTGGCTAGAAGCCATGACCGCTTGGAACGGTTTAACGTTCTTAAGTGGGTGGAGATCAAAACTAACACGAGTGACTACTTACAACGGAGTGTCTTACGACGGACAGAGGTATCCCTTCTTTCCAACTGATTCTACGATGTGCAATATGCATGGGAGTATCTTTGCTGAAAGGATCACCTATACTCGTACGAAGCTTACAAGCTTCCCGAGTCAGGAGATCCCTAAGTTTAAGAATCCTCTTGGCGTAGAGCATGCGTTGAACGCGGTTGCGTTAGTTAGGTCTGCCTTCCGGAAGTAAGGAGGTCACATCCGTTTAATGCTACATAAAGGAGCAAGTTAATGCCCGCCATAGGCAGCATTAAAACAGCGTCGTTACTGG